GTTTACCCATAGGATAATTAAAATTCCATTTAGTAGATTTCGTAACTTGATGTTTAAAGAAATCTAAGAATAGTGGTGTGCAACAACCTTTAACTATCGTTGCCATACTTAAACTCTTTTGTTGCAGCTTCTTCTAATTGTTTCATTATATCTTCTGTAAAATATTTCTCTGGGTCATTATTAATTGTTTTTGCATATTGTTTAGTACCATCTGGTAATTCAATACGAGTTGATACTTGTTTGAATACTTCATATTTTAATGCCAAATCAATTAATCCATAATACCTATCAAGTCCTTTATCATAAGTTAACAAAACATCAACCATTTTATTTTCCACAGTCAATCTTGATTTATGATTCTTACAATGAATTATGTTACCAACAACTTCTGTACCATCTTTAAATTTTTTCTTTGAAAGATATATGATACTTGAAGCAGCATACTTCAATCCACTACCACCACCCATTTCTTTTTGTGGGAACATAGAACCTATGACATCATAAGTATGATTTGTTACAACCATTGGCACTTTTGCTTTACCAAGTTTTAAAGTTAAAACTCTAAATGTAGCTTTCAGTATTTGTGACCTCGACATATCTCTAGTTTCTTTTCCAGCATCTGTATCTTCTACTTCTTTAGTAGTTGATAACATACCAAGTGAATCTAAACATATAAAGAGTGGTCTTCTGACATTTACATCTTGTTGCATGTATCTTTCTAATACTTTTAATGATTGGTGTCTAAACTCTTGTACAGTTGTTACAGGAAGTATTACCATTCTATCTGCATCTATTCCTCTATCAACAACCATCTGTTTTGTGATTGCACTTTCTGATTCAAAGAATACAACACCAGAGTTTGGATTTTGGTCTAGGAAGTTTTTAACCATTCCCATAAGAAAGAAAGTTTTTCCTGTAGAACTTTCTCCAGCTAATGCTGTAATTTTGTTTTGTGGAAGTCCACCGTAAAGTGAACCAGAAAGTAAAGCATTAAATACGTGAGAACCTGTATCTATAAAGTTTTCTACATCTCCTGCTTCTATACCTTCAGAAACTATTCCAGCATATTCATTTCCTGTATCTTTAATTATATCTTTCAAAAAGTCACTCATTATTATCTCCTGTTCTATCTCGTTTTAAATTTAAATTATCAAACATATCTGTGGTTGGTTGTGAATCACAGAATGGTAAGGGATTTTCTTTTTTCTTTTTTTTGAAAATCCTATCCCAATTATCTTCGAATACTTTTTTATCAACCTTTCTCGGTCTTTGTTTATCGCCTTTACCTGCCATTAAAAAAACTCCTCTAGTGTTCCTTGTGTTCCATAACTGTCATCAATCTGCCACTTTATAATCCTAGTAATAAATTTCAATGGTTCTACAAATGACTTTTCAAATTGCATATCATAATCTACTATGTTATGTAAGTTTAGTTCCTCTGGTAACTTAGTCATAAACGATATAGAAGTTGATTGATACATATTTGGTATCTTCATATGTAAAAATTTAATCTTATCCCCTTCTTGTATGTAAGGATATTTTCCTTGTAATTTCTTTTCTCTTAAAAGGTGATTATATAGTATTGCACCCTTACAATGTATTGGAGCACCTTTCTTAAATAGATTGTGTGATTCAGTCCATTTAGTTAACCCATTTACTGAACGAGGATAAGCAACCAGTTCTGGTTTTAATGTCATAAACTCTGTTCTAAAATCTTGTATAAAAGTATTTAATACTTTATCATCTTCGTTCATGATAATAGTTAATGCTTCTTTAATCTTTTCACGACACGCAGCTGGTGTAGATGACTTAACTGCTTCAACACCCATGATTTTTAATTTAGGTTCTTTATAACGAACACCTTCAACATCATGTGCATTTAAAATATATCTTTTCTTTGCAACCCAAATACCTTTATCTGCAATTACTTCTCTTTTCATTTGCATCTTTTGTTCATATGCATTTACATAGTCAGCGAGGTCTTGATAACTTTTATCAATAAAAGGTTCAATCTTCTCTTTAGCAACTCTGTCCAAAAACTCCACGATTTTCTTTTTATCTGTGTCTGGTACGAAGACTTTACTAACCAACTTATCAAATGTGATATACACCGAATCCGTATCACTCGCAATGATGTAGTCTTCGTCTTTGGTATCAAGTATTTTATTAAGATACTGATTAAGAGTGTGCTCAATATGACGAATAGCAAGTTGCCCACTTGTAGTAATCGCCTCGGCAACCAAAATATTGTAATACCTAAACCACACATTGCCGATAGCACCATATGCACTATTGAGAGAAATCTTTTTAGCCATCTGGATATTATTGAACTTAGATATATCCCTAAGTAATTTTGGGTCTTTTGTTTTTTCATAATCTTTTTGTGCCTCAAGCATTAATTGTTTGAACTTAACTCTATCATCATACATCTTTTGCATGAGTTCTGGTAAAAAACCTTTTTGTGTTGTTTTAAACAAAGCACCATTTGGTGTCATTGTTGCATCTTTTAATACTGAAGTATCTACTTCTCTATTTAACATCTTTTCAACTGACATATTTTTGACTGCTTTATCTGCAACTAATGTTTCTGGTGAAATATTATACTGCATAATCAGATGTGGATATAGTGAGTTTAAATCAAAAGACATTACCCATTTATGTAAACCAACTTGTGGGTCTTTTACATATGCACCTTCAAACTTTTCACTCTTTTCTCTTTGAATCTTTTGTGGGATAACTATATTTTTCTTTCTAAGTTCATTATAGATTAGTATATCCCAATACTTAACTGAACCAAGCACATCCATATAATTTACTTTTGCATCATATGCCATAGTCAAACATAGTTCAATCAATCTCATTTTGTCTTCTAGTCTATCAACAATCTCTACATCTTGTATGTTGTAATCAATAAACGATTGAAAGTCCTTTAAGTACCATTCTCGGAATGTTTCGTATGGATTGTCATCCTTAGACTCTCCTAACTCTACATGTGCTATATGGTCAAGTCTGTAACTCTCACGATTGGTATATGTGAACTTCCTATACAAGTCGTAATAATCTAAATGTGATACACCGAGTATATCATAAACTTGTTGTTTTTTACCCATCTTGAAAACTTGTCTATCTGATACATTACCCCAAGGCGAAAGTCTATTGATTTCTTTTGAATCATATAAATTCTTAATACGATTACAGATATATGGTATATCAAAAAATTCTGTATTCCATCCTGTAACAACATCTGGTTGATTCTTTTCCCAAAAAGTTAAAAATTCTTGAATTAACATTTTTTCTGAATCACATTTTACATAAGTTACATCATCTCTTGTATTGTTATATTCACCCACACCCCAAACTAATATGTGTTTGTTTTGATGATTCTTAATTGTAATTGATAATAGTGGTTCTATTGCTTCTTCTGGATTTGGGAATCCATTTTCACAAGCAACTTCTATATCAATTGTTACTACAAGAATTTTATCAACATCCCACTTTACAAAACTAGGATATTCATCTGCAATATAATTATATTGGAATGTAGTATTACCATAGATAAGATGTGGTTGACCTTCATAAGATTTCAACCATTCTTTTGCCTCTTTGATTGTATCGTGTTTTACAGGTGTGACAAATTGCCCATCAAGGGTTTTGTGTTTGGTTTCTTTGATTACTTTACAGAAAAGAGTAGGTGAATATTTAACCTTTCGATTAATTCTTTCTCCATTCACATATTCTCTAACAAGTAGAGTATTGCCCCAAGGGGTTACATTAGTGTAAAATTGCATTATATAATTATACTCGCTTTAAACAAGTTTTGTCAAGGTTTTTTATATTAATAAGTCTCTTTGATAGACTTCTGAATTTCCGTAGTGTTTATTCAATGTTGACAACTTATCTTCGGCATCGGCAAGTTTCACCACTTCTGAGTCAACTGCTTGAACTATGTCTGGATGTTCTCCAATACCAGCAGGATTTGTTTGATAAACATTTATGTTCGCTTTCGCAGAAGCAATTTCTGCTTCATACTTTTTTCTTAGTGCATCAATTATCATTTTATTTTCCTATTTTTTTTCTTCAATTTCCGACTTTGTAGTCACCATATATTTTCTTCTAGGACTTACAACTACATTAAATAGATTCA